TCATTTTTACTCTTGTAACTGAAGTGATATTTATATTTAAGAATTTTAAAAATTTAGGTTTAAAAAATCTTTCTAGTGGAATTTTGGTATTGTTTAACGTGTTTATTGCTTATTTTGTGAATCGGTTGTTATATACAATGTGTTCTAAAACATTAGCTTAATTATATTCGCTTTGAGATGCTTTTGTTGAACCTTGTGTTGTGTTGACTGGTTTTAAGAATTGGTCTCTAATTCCAATATCGTTGACATAATTAGTGTCTCCTAAAAATGGGTTGAAACCAATTTGTTGAACCAATTCTCTATCTGATATTTTGGTGTCGAGTTCTTCTCTCTTATTAGATACTTTAAACCCAGAACCAGAAGCCGTTTGATTTAAAATGTCCCACGTGTTTTCATCGTGATTTAGTGAACTAGAATATGCGGATGTTTCCATTTCTTCGCTAAACTTTTTATTTTCATATTCTTCTACGTGTTTTTGTCTGCGTGATCTTTCATATGGTTCTCCTTTTGTCCATTTCCACTCCATTTTAATAATATTTAAATAGGTATTAAATATTATTAATAAACTTAATTATCTTGTTTTATAATGTGTAATTGTTTTGTAAATAAAAAGTTTTCATCACTTCTTCTTCTCCTCTTTAAGTTGCATTCTAAACATGCTAAATGGTAATTGTCTATGTTGTGACCTAAATCGTTATTAATCCGGTCAACGGACCATTGTGTCATTTCTCTCGATATATCATATAAAACATTAATTTCTTTTTTACAATAACGACATTTTAACATACAATTAATCATTTTATTAATAATAGAGTCAAATGTTAAGAATTTATTTTCGTCATAGCGTTTTTTTATTATATCTTGTTGTTTATAACTATATATTTTTGTGTTAATTTCTTGAATGGCTATTTTGGAGACTTCATTTGTATAATTTAAATTGTTGTTTGAAATGTCACTAATCATAAGGAGCTGATTTTCATATTTATAATGTTCTTCCGAAAAAGTCCATTTTTCTGTTTTAACACGTTTTTTAATCTCATCCCCTTGAGATTTATTTGTTAATTTTTTCATATGATACTTATTAGATGTTCCGGTTATGCTTATTTTTTTTGATAATCCGTCCATGTATGTTAATTATTTATATAATATAATAAATTATTAAACTGATATAAATGATTGACAATAATATATATTTTATAAAATAAGTTAAACTTAACTCTATATATTAATATATAGAAAATGGAAGAAGCAAATATAGAGAAAGATAACAATGATGAGTGTCAAGAGTTAAAGAATATTAAATACAAAACAATGTTATTGAATGGCGCGCCATTAAAAGAAACAAAATCTTCAAATGATATTTCAAATCTTGAAAAATTCTTAAATGATGAACAAATACACAACAGCAACGAACCATGGTGTAAACTAAATAAAACAATTAAAATGAAGAAATTATTAGAGTTTGTTGAAGTTTACAAAAAAGATAAAAAACTCGATGAGAATGAAGTGAAACAGCTAATGGCATTTTTTAAAGATAGTCTCGACAAAAAGAAATTATGTCGCGTAAAAGACGTCGTTTATGATAAAGTTAATGGAAATGTCAAAGAAATACCATCATTAACATATATTAAATCTACGAAACATTTTACATTAAAAAATATGGACAAACGTGTATCAACATTAAAATCGTTGGCACCTAAAAAGATAAATGAAAGTATAAAACGCAAGGATATTACGAAACCAAAAACTATTGATGAGTTAGAATCTAACGAAAAATAATTATTTCCGTTAAATGACTAAAATAACTATATTAAAAACATTTAAAGTATATAATATAATAATATGTTTGAAATCACAAAATTAAATGATTTAGAAGAACTTGAAGATATAACAGACCAAATATTGTTTGAGGATAAACCATCTATATTTACAGAACAATATGCTGTAGAAATTGTTGAATCTGCGTTGTATTTAATGGATGATTATATGAAAGAAAATCCGTCATCTATTACAGAGCCAAAATTTAAAGAAATTTTATTAGAAGATATAAAAGATATTTTTTACGTTCAAATGGAAGAACACCTTGACAATTTAGACGATGGCGATGACATTGAAGATGATATGAATGACATTTTAGAAGATGCGTTTAACATTTTCATTACAACATTTCACACTGAAAGATCGATGGAAACAGAATCAACAACCATTGTTCAAAATAAAATAGACGAAAATAAAATAGATGAATATAAAAAAATAATACAGGGTTTAAGAGACGTGCCACAACCAGTTCAAAGAACCCCAGAATGGTATCAATTCCGTTGGAATTTAATTACTGCGAGCAATGCTTGGAAAGCATTTCAAACACAATCATGTATAAATCAATTAATATATGAAAAATGCCAACCTCTAAAAACATTTGACGAAATCAACGAAGATGTACCCAAAATGGTAAATACTAATACACCCATGCATTGGGGACAAAAATATGAACCACTTTCTGTTATGATTTACGAAGATATGTATAATTCAAAAGTAGAAGATTTCGGTTGCATTCAACATCCAACCTACAAATTCCTAGGTGCGTCTCCAGATGGAATTATAATTGAGTCATCGTCAGGGCGTTATGGAAGAATGCTTGAAATTAAAAATCCTGTAAGTAGAGAAATTACAGGAATACCTAAAAAAGAGTATTGGGTCCAGATGCAACTTCAAATGGAAGTTTGTGATCTTGATGAATGCGATTTTTTAGAGACTAAATTTATTGAATATCCTGATTTTGATAGTTTCCGCAACGATTCAGCAATTGAAATTGACTTATCTGGTAATGAAACTAAAAATTATATTAAAAGTGCGAATAATTCTTGTAAAGGAACAATTATACATTTTCATACAAAAGAACAAGCACCGTTTTATTTATATCAACCATTAAATTTATATACAACTGAAGATATTTGTAAATGGGAAGAAGAAAATATAGAAAAATATCAAAAAGAACCATTTAATTATACCTTTTTAAAATTTATTTATTGGAAACTTGAAAAATTAAGCTGTGTTCTTGTATTAAGAAATAAAGAGTGGTTTAAAAACAGTATTAACCAATTAGAAAATGTTTGGAAAACAATTGAAACTGAACGTGTTACAGGTTTTGAGCATAGAGCTCCGGCGAAAAGTCAAAAAAAGGAAAAAAATAAACCTTTTGTTGAAAAAGATACTGGTTGTTTACTTAATTTTAATAAAATAATCAAATTAGAATAATCACAATAAAATAATCAAATTAATACAACACATTTGTTGTATCTGTTCTAAATGGCAATAAGTTATCGTCAGTCGCAAAATATCCTACACGTGTTCCTGTTCCGATTTTTACCGGGGGCAATTGTTCAATATAATTAGAACCTATTTTTTTTTCATTATATAAAGCGTCGCACATTGACGCAGGAGTGCATTTCCCTATATCAGGATTATTTGAATATCTTATGTTATTTGTTATTTGGTCATATGAACCTAATTTAAATGTTGGATAGCGCCACCACATATCACTCGCAGACATATTTGATATCTGGTTCTTACCAATGGCGGGGTAAGTATCTTGAACTAAAACATTGGTTTGTGCCTCTGGAAAATCCCCAATTGCTTTAGCTAAAGAATAATTTGTGTAACCTTCTATGTAGTTATTCAAATTAAAAAAAAATGGTAAACTTATAGATAATACTAAAATAACAAATAAAAAAGCATATTGTTTCATATATATAAATTATATATATTAAATTCTTTGTAAAATCAGTTTAAAACTAAAATAATAAATTATATAACAATGGAAAATGCTTATGAAATGCGTGTAACTAAACGTGATGGGAGATTGCAGGATGTTTTATTTGATAAAATTTTAAATAGAATAAAAAAAATTGGCAAAGAAGCAAACATTCACATTAATTATTCATCCCTTGTTATGAAAGTTATTGACCAACTATATGATAAAATTCCTACAGGAAAAATTGATGAACTCACTGCTGAACAATGTGCGTCACAAACAACTATTCATAATGATTATGGAACACTGTCATCCCGTATTATTATTTCTAATCATCAGAAAAATACCGACTCAAAATTCTCAAATGTAATGAAGTCATTATATGAGTTTAAAAATTCTAAAGGTGAACACAAACCACTTATTTCTCAAAAAGTGTGGAATTTTATTCATTGCCATTCTGAAGAACTAGATAGAACAATTGACAATGATAGAGATTATTTAATTGACTATTTTGGCTTTAAAACTCTAGAAAGAGCGTATCTTTTCAAGATTAACAATATTGTTGTAGAGAGACCACAACATATGTGGATGCGTGTAGCAATCGGAATACACGGGGAACTAAAAAATGCTGACCAAGATGAGACCTTAAGACTAGTCAAGGAAACCTATGATTTAATGTCTAATAAGTTCTTTACACACGCAACACCTACACTTTTTAATGCTGGAACGCCAAGACCACAAATGAGTTCTTGTTATTTAATAGGAATGGAAGATGATAGCATTGATGGTATTTATAATACACTCAAAGATTGCGCGAATATTTCTAAGTGGGCAGGAGGTGTTGGGCTTCATATACATAATGTTCGTGCTAAGGGAAGTTACATACAAGGAACAAATGGCACCTCAAATGGCATTGTTCCAATGCTACGTGTTTTTAATAACACAGCCAGATATGTTGATCAAGGTGGGAATAAGAGAAACGGATCATTTGCCATTTATCTAGAACCTTGGCACGCAGATGTTGAAGATTTTTTAGAATTGAAAAAGAATCACGGCGACGAAGAATTGAAGGCTCGTGACCTTTTTTATGCGTTATGGATTTCTGACCTTTTTATGGAACGTGTAAAAGAAAATGCTAAATGGTCTTTATTTTGTCCTCAAGAATGTCCGGGGTTAAGTGATGTATATGGAGACAAATTTAAAAAACTATATGAAGGTTATGAAATAGAAGGCAAAGCCAGAAAAACTGTAAATGCTCGTGATTTGTGGTTTAAAATTTTAGATTCTCAAATGGAAACAGGAACGCCATACATTCTTTATAAAGATGCTTCAAACTCCAAGTCAAATCAACAAAATCTTGGAACCATTAAAAGCTCTAATTTATGTTGTGAAATTATAGAATATTCAGATGATAAAGAAACTGCGGTTTGTAATCTCGCATCTATTGCTTTGCCAGCATTTGTTAATAAGGATACAAAAGAGTTTGATTATGATAAACTTCACGAAGTAGCAAAGGTTGTAACTAATAATTTAGACCGAGTTATAGATATTAATTTTTATCCTACCGATAAAACCAAACTCAGCAACTTTAAACATAGACCGGTTGGAATTGGCGTTCAGGGTCTTGCCGACACATTTATTCTTATGGATATTCCGTTTCATTCTGAACAAGCAAAAAATATCAATAAATTAATTTTTGAAACTATTTATCACGGAGCATTAGAAAAATCAAATCAAATTGCCATTGAACGACAAACTGTTATTGAAGAGTTATGCAGAAAACATAAAAGCATTGGAATTTTAAAAACTAGCAATTTCTTTAGGATTGACGATAAAAGTGATAGAGATCACGTATGGTCAATTGCTTATAGTAATCACATAGACAACGAGAACGCAGATAAATACAATTTAATTTTATCAGGAACATATAGTTCATTCGCAGGATCACCCGCTTCTAAGGGTGTTTTACAATTTGATATGTGGAATACTACTCCATCAGACCGTTATGATTGGAATTCTCTCAAAGAATCTATTATTAAATATGGATTGCGAAATTCACTTTTAACCGCACCTATGCCAACCGCTTCAACATCACAAATTCTTGGATATAATGAGTGTTTTGAACCGTTTACAAGCAATTTGTATTCAAGAAGAACCCTTGCTGGAGAATTTGTTGTTGTAAATAAATATTTAATGAAAGAACTTATAGAATTAGGTTCTTGGAACGAAAAAATTAAAAATAATATTATTGCTAACAATGGTTCAATTCAACAATTAACCAATTTGACAGAACACATTAGAAATAAGTATAAAACTGTTTGGGAAATACCAATGAAACATTTAATCGACATGGCAGCTGACAGAGGTGCGTTTATCTGTCAAAGCCAAAGTTTAAATCTCTGGATGGAGGACCCTACTTATAACTCATTAACCTCAATGCATTTTTATTCTTGGAAAAAAGGTCTTAAGACTGGAATTTATTATCTGAGAAGAAAAGCTAAACATCAAGCCCAGCAATTTACAATTGAACCCGATGATAATAATAATGATAATGATAATAATAATGATGATATTTGTGAAATGTGTTCAGCCTAATTATTTTGTATAAAAATAAAATTATACTTTTTAGAAATTAAATCACCTATATTTTTTAGTACCTTTTCTGTGTTTTCTTTTCTTTGTTTTTATTTTCTTTGTTTTTATTTTTTTACGACCTCCCGTACTATTTGTCTGCATACTAGAATTGTGTGCTGCAATCATTTCCTTTGCTGCCGTTTTACATCTTGCTAAACATTGACCTAACGCATATGTTTCTGTATCAGTTAAAGAGTTTAATACAGAACCTTGTAATTGGTACAACGCGTTAATTGTTTCTTTCTTTACTTTCTTCAAATCGT